CAAATTCACCCTATCCGAAACCTCCTGAAATTAGACACGCTGACGCTTTATGGCGACGCCGAAATGTACTTGCACATGTTTCATGTGCCCCTGCTTTCCGAAAGGATTTCTCCACTGCTGTTGACCCTGCTAAAATTGACCCTAATAATCCTTATGGACATCTTCGTTTTGGCCTTTTGAATCCAACGCGCGACACTGCTCCAACTGGAGTACAGCACGACTTCACTAATTTCATCAATTATCTTCGTGAAGATATGATGGAACATTTTAGACGTGAAGCTGCTTCTGTTCGCAATTTGAAAGATGATATAGAACATGCTCGTGATCGATTTAATGAAACATTCAATCAATCAACTGAAATGTTTGCCGATCACTGGAAAGATATATTGCGAACCCGCTTGGAACTTTCTGCTTTTAACGAACCTGCCCACCATGATATGACGAATTCTATCCTCGATGACATACGAATGATTCCCAAACCCACGATACCAAAATTTGAAACCGTTTCCGCTGGACCACCTGAATCTGAAGATCCTGACGACGATGAAGAACCCTCAATTGCTCAAAGCCCCGAAGAAATAGGCTCCTCAGCCTCCCACTCTGGACACGCTCCCTTACTTCCTCCAAATCATCTTCGATGGAAAGAACATTACGCTTACCAAACTTTGGGACAATACAATCAAAATATTCAATGGACAATTAATACTCCTGAGGCAAAAGAAATAGAAGCTAAATACTCCTATCTTATGTCTCCTAATGTTGCTGCTACTTGCGCAACTTTTGCACATCATTGGTCGCGACTCTCGCGCGACCGTCTTGGAGAACTTGTCGAACTTGTATTTCCCGAAAATTTTGAAGATGCTTTGGAAGATCCGACCGAATATAATGACACGAAAGTAAATTTACGACGTGCCTTGGACAAACTTTTTGATGAGGACCGAGTTGGTTTTACTGATCTCATTGCCCAACAAATGTACCAAATGGTTATGGAAGAAAAATCCGCGACGGCTAATGCTGTTGCCAAAACGTATAAGCACGATAATCTATTCCGTGCTGCCAAATTTGTTGGTACTGCTGTTGCTACAGCTGGCCTTGTGTATGGCCTTTGGACAATGTGGGAAGTATTTTCTGGCTCATATCAAACGTTTGTTTCTGTTTTTAAAGAGCAAAACGCTACTCCGGTGCTCCCCGACTCTAAGCAAATAGAGGCGGCTGCCAAGTTTTATCCTGGTGGTAATGTGCAGCATGTAGCGCATGTCAATACCCGCCACAATCCTATACAGATTGTGTCGGCTGGCTTGCCTGAAAAGCAGGAAGAAATGGAAACGCAAATCAATGCGAAATACGATCTTATTTCATCAAGAATTATGCCTAATCTCGTTTCAATTTACTGGACTAATCCTGACCAAATCCTCGAACCTGGACAAGAACCCACAAAACTGAATAAACTTCACGGTTTGTTTGTTGATGGCAATGTATTTGTTACGACTTCGCACTTCTTCACCGTTCCTGGTGGAGGTTTACGACCCGAAGGATGGCCTATCCATATAGAGGCCACTGGACTCCCAACTATGACCGAAAATTTTTCGAAATTACATATGTGTTGGGATCCTAAACGTGATTATGCATTCTATAAATGCTCGAACCGTGTTACTAATCGACGACGACTTACCCATCATTTCTTTACTGAATCTGATGTAGAACGATATCGTGACTTTCCCTGTATAGTACCTAAATATCTCCGTGATCTCTCTCCCCTCTGGCAATCAACGCACGCGAAACTTGTTTCTAATGTTTCATATAATCGACCGAATAAAAATGACCCCGATAATTATGACACCTTCGTAGTTCCAACGTGTTACTATTACCAAGGTTTTGTAGAACTTGGTACTTGTGGTGCTCCATGCATCTCAATAAATCCATCACATCAACGATCAGTCGTTGGAATACATGTTGCGTCTGGACTGAACCGTGTCCCGAATTACGGTTATTCAACAATAATAACTCAAGAAGTTATTCAAAGAGCCATTTCAATCTTGGAAGAGCGAACAAATTCGCTCGTAATATCTGGATTTGAAGAAATGATTGAAGTTGGCGACGCAATTGCTGCCGGAACCTATGTTCCAGAAGGTGAAATTCAAATTTTTGGAAATCCGACCGACCATACCTATACCTCCCGACAACCCACCCGAACTCAAATCCAACCCTCACTCCTCCATGGAAAAATCCGACACACCCAAAAGAAAGAGCCTTCCGTGATTTGCAATAACGACCCTAGAACACGCGAAGCCCCTGAAGGTGGGCATCCGATTATGGCTGGAGTGCAAAAATATGGGAAAATATCACATTTTCCCTGCCATGATCCAACGCTTACGTTGTATATTGCCCAGAATATGGGCCGAGACCTTTTCCATCACGACGTACAATTTGAACCGCGTGTCTTAAC